GTGGCGACTTGCTGCGTTTTGGCGATCCGGCGATGAGTGGGCCGATCACAGGAGTTTTTATCAATCAGCTTCAGTTGACGACGCCATACCCAAATAAGGCGTCGTTGCGGCTTACCGGACCAGGGGATATTTACTTTTTGAGCGTAGCGAGCGGCCAGATAACCAGCGGGCTGCCGATGGGTTACGGTGTGGTGCTGGAGCGCGGTCGCAACCTGTCGTTTCACTTCTCTGACATCTACAGTTGGAACACCAATTTCGTGATGGGTCCAGGCGTCGGGCCGGTATCGCTCGATGGCGATGGGCGGGAGCCGTTGTGGACGTACTCGCTGGCGATCCCGATGCAGTTGTCTACGCCGGTTCGCAAGTTGGGTGTGCCAAATCCAAACACGCAGATGCAGCCTGCGATAATGCCGGTGATCCCTGACGGTACGGCAATCGGCGGTAATGCGCGCGGATCTGGCGCGGTTGATTTACAGACTGGAAGGTATTTGCCGACAGAGGTAGCCAGCGGGTTGCAGGCGGTTATCGGCGGCGGCATCGGGAACGCCGCAACCGGCTCGGGGGCGATAGTGGCCGGCGGGTATTATAACAGTGCGGCGGGGTTTGGAACGGCTATCCCTGGCGGCGCTCGGGCTACCGACCGAGGCAGCGCGGGCGGTATGTATTACTCGTCCAGTGGCTGTCAGGCCTTTGCGATACAGGGTACGTGCCAACGAAGCTGGCATGTGTTGGCGGCGATGCCCAACACGGCGGCGGCGGTGCGATTGACCAGCGACAGTGCGGCACCGGCATCGACCGGTATTAACTGTGTGCCAATACCTAACGGCTCCTCGTATCAGACCGCGGTGCGGGCGACGGCGCGAAACTGGGGAACTAACGAAAACGCTTCCTGGGATGCGATCCAGGGCATGCTGGTGCGGAAAAACGGGTTCCCGACAGCCTATCTCGGCGGGGCGGGTGGCGCTCAGTCGCAAACGACGGCGGGGGCTTTTGGCACACTGGCGGTGGCGGCCGACGCGACCAATAACTGTCTGGCATTGACCTACACGCCGCCGGCCGGCAACACCGACAGTATCCACATTGTCGCGACGGTCGATGTGGCCGAGGTGCAGTGATGCTGGATTTTCCTGACGCCCCGATCCTCGACCAGCTTTTTACCGTCGGCGACATCAACTGGCGCTGGGACGGCGAGAAGTGGGTGGTCTCTACCGTCGAGGCCGGCGGCGGCGGCGGCGGCGGCGGTTTTAACGACTTTGTCCTAAAATCCGGCGACGTGATGTCCGGCAACTTGCACATGCTGGGTAATCCAGTCGGTGACCCGGTTCTTTATATTGGACCCTGGACCGATACGTCGACAAACCTGCACCAATCTCTGTTTATCCAGCATTGGTATGATGCTCCTGCGGGGGCGCCGCAGTGGGTGGCGTCGCCGATCGGGATACAGATAAACATTATGGGCACTCCAAACTATTATGTTTGGGGCATTAACCTGGAAACGGACATCAACACGACGGGCGGCCCGCCCGAGGTTCGGCCGCAGCATGTCGGTTATGCCACTACGACACGGCGTCATCGCAGCAACGATATTTGTTTTGCCTATTACGGCATGATCGAGGACATGTCGGGGCAAAACATCGGGGCTGATATTGGGTTCGAGTTGGACATCAACTGCAGCGGCCCCGAGCCGTCGGCCACCGCATGGCAACCCGGTTTTGGCGGCCGGTCGATGCTTGAGATTAACAACAACCACTACCCGCATGTCGCTTGGGCGGCGAACCACGCCTACCTGAAAGACGCTGTCGTAGCACCCGGCAACGGCCATGTTTACGTCTGTCAGACCGCCGGGACCAGCGGTGCTACGGCACCGGTTTGGCCGACCTCCGGCACGATAACAGATGGCACGGTGACCTGGGCCTACGGCACGACCTTCACTAACGAGATCAGCCGGGCGATCAGCATCGCAGCGGGATCGAACTCCGCTTACGGCGCCGGGATCATGTTTACCGGGAAGTTTTACGATGCTTGTCTTGATTTGTCCTTGGCGACGCGCGACACCGCAAGGAACCCCAAAGCAGTCGGCATCCGGCTGGCGAACCAGATGCAAATAGACTTCTCCGGCGACGGCACCGACGCCGGACAGAGCCGGCATCAACTGTGGTGGGACGGCCCGACCCAGGCTTTAGTCTACGGGACCAATGTTCCGCTGTTTTCGATCCACGACAGTGGGGTTCTCCAGATCGTACCGCCGGTCAACGCGGTGAACGACGCTGCGGCAACGGCTGCGGGGGTGCCAGTCGGCGGTATCTACCGCAACGGCAGTGTCCTGATGGTCCGAGTGGCGGGGGCACCATGAGCCCCGAAACCCGGGTGCCGGTGACCCTCACCGCGGCCCAGTGGAACCAGGTCCTGGCGATGCTGGCCGAGCAACCCTACCGCATCACGGCGCCGTTGATTGCCGAGATCCAGCGGCAAGTGCAGCAGTTCATTGCGGATGGCGACAGCTACCAGCACCCGGCCGGGCGGTCGCCGGCTTCCTGGAAGGCGGCCGAGTGATGGCCGCCCTCGATTTTCCCGCCTCGCCAGCTTTCGGCCAGGTTCACGCCATAGCCGACATTACCTGGGTGTGGGATGGGGAGAAATGGGTCAGCGGCCATGCCGGCGGCACCTTGTCGGCCTATTTGCCGCTTTCCGGCGGTGTTTTGACGGGGCCGTTGTCGGCGCCGGAGTATCGGCTGACCAATGGTGGCGCCAAGTTCGCCCTGGCCACCAACTACTATCACGCCATTTGCGACTTTGACGGCGGCGGCGCTATCTTTCTTGGCGGCGGGCATACCGGGCAAAGCAGTATTTACCGCGCCGCTACACACTACATCCAGTCGAAGGACGCGACCGCTACGTTTGCCACCTTCGACGTGGCCGGGCTGACTGTTTTTGCTCCGATGGTCAGCGTTACCGAGCAGTATAAGCTGGCGGGCGTGAGGTTTGCCACAAGAGGCATCGACGGCGAGCCCGCGCACGTTGTCTACGACTGGGACGGGGGTATTTCGTTCCTGCTTTATGGCTCCGGCCGCGGGTTCATTAACTATTACCGGGCCGAGCAGCACGTTTTTACCAATAAAGCCGGCGACCGGGTGTTCACCACGCTGAACTCGTCTGGCAACCTCATCCTCGGTGGCGCGATTACCGCGACCAGCATCACCGCCAGCGGCACGATCACGGGCGCCTTGCTGGCGTCGACCGGTGGGGTGAGTGCTGCCGGCAATATCAACGCGGCGGGCACGGTGCAGGCCCAGCAGCTGACCAGCAACGGCAACATCAACGCCGCCGGCAACGTCGTTACCGTCAACCTCAACGCTTCCAGCACGGTCAACGCCAACACCGTGGCAGCCACCGGCACGGTCAGCGGTAACCTCCTGACCGGTAACAGCGTCAGTTCCAATACCACCGTCAACGGCGCGCAGTACAATCTTCGCGGCGCGCCGTTTGCCACGTTGGATGCCGGCGCTCTTGTAACTCAGCTTAGCGATCCGCAGTACATCAACATCTCGATGTATACGAGCGGGACTAACTACTACGACAACAGTCAGCATGTTTTTCGCAGCCGGGCGGCTGCTTATGGCGGCGGCACGACTTACGCGATCTTTAATGCCGGCGGATCGTACAACCAGACGGGCGGCTGGGGGGTCATCTCGGACGATACGGTGAAAACCAATGTCGCGCCGTATACTGCCGGCCTGGCGCAAGTAAAACAGCTCAACCCGGTCTCGTTCGAGTACACCCCGGCTGCCCTCATGCGTGCGGCGGGCGAGACCAATTACGGGCTGATGGCCTCTGAGGTCCAGCCGGTGGTCCCGGAAATGGTCAGCGAGGCCGAGCTGGAGATCGACGGCGTGCCGAACCCGGTGCAGACCTTGCTGCCGACCCACTTGATTTACCTTCTCGTCAACGCCGTGAAAGAGCTGTCGGCCCGGGTCGAGCAGCTGGAGGCGGGCACACCCTCTTAAAGGAAGGACTGAAAATGGCTGTCGATCTCCAAGCCGTAAGCCTGCAAGGCACCTACCGGATCGGGTTCAAGCCCCCGGCCGAACGTTCTCTCGCCGCCGGCGAGCTCTACATCGAGGTCGGTAGCGGCGCCCCCAAGCTCTGGGTCGGCGCGATGCAGGACGCTGGCCTTGTCGGCAACCTGGCGGTGTTTGCCACCGCCGAGGCCGCCCTCCTGGTCCCGCCGGTCAACCGCGATGTCCCGGCGGTGACCCAGGCGGGGGCCACCCTCAACTGCACGATGGGCAACTGGGACGGCGAGCCGACCGCCTACGCTTACCAGTGGAAGCTCGACGGGGTGGACGCCGGCGACGGCACCGCGAACTACATTACGGTCGCCGGCGATGTCGGGAAAACCGCAATCTGCACGGTCTCGGCCACTAACGCCGCCGGCACCACCGTGGGGCCGCCGTCAAACCAGGTAATGATCGCGCCGGAGGCTGGTGTCGCCGGGTCGGCCGCGCCCGGGATCGAAATGCAGAACAGCCCGGCGCCGCAGTCGCAGGCCGAGCCCAAGGCCGAGCCCCCCAAGGAAGAGCCCAGGGAAGAGCCCAAGGCCGAAGAGCCGCACTCGCGGCGAAATCATCGCTAAAGGGAGGCTTCGATGGCGGCGTCCCAGGGCCAACCGGCACCGCTGACGGTGTCGTCCCCGCCACCGCACCCGACGATGGCGGTCTTCCGGTGCCTCAAGCAGTCGTTCCGCGACTATCACAGCGGCACCGGCGCGACGATGACGGTGGCGACACCCGCCGGTCAGTCGCACGGCGCGACCTTGACGATCTCCGGGACCATCGATGTCGACCCCTCGGTCCTGACATTGCCTCCGGCGGTCTCGGTCAGCCTGACCCAGGCCGGCGCGGTGGTCGCGACCCGTGATGCCCCCGTCACCGCGGGGAACCCCGGGACCTATACGACCACCTTCCCGGTGAACACCCTGGCAGCCGGCGCGGCAACCGCCACGGCAACGTCGATTGTCCCGCAAAAGACCGCCACGACGGCGTCTTTCACGATGACGTAGGCTATGTCGCCTGATCTTGCCCGGTATGAGGGGGCTAACTGGCGTAGTCGCCCTCGAAAACACGGTCATGACCGAAAGGGGAAGCGTACTCGGATACTGCGCATTTGGATCAACATGCGGACACGTTGCTACAACCAAAATAATGTTGCGTACCCGCTTTATGGCGGCCGCGGCATCCGTGTGTGCGATCGTTGGCAGGAGTTCACCAACTTTTTGGCGGATATGGGCGAGCCCTTGCCGGGGATGACCTTGGATCGGGTCGATAATGAAGGCGATTACTCCCCGGAAAACTGTCGATGGGCGACCCCGTTAGAGCAACGTCGTAATCAGCGCCGACCGATCCACACGGTCATCTATAAAGGCCAAACACTCCCGCTGCATGATGCGCTTAGCGCGGCTGGGGTGGCCTACCATACTTGGTCGAACTGGAAGTATCGGGGCGGGTTGTCGGTCCAAGAGGCGTTCGATCGAGGGGTCCGAAATGTCCCCTGACCTGGCACGCTATGAAGGAGTTTTGAAAAGACTGATTGCGGTCACCGAGGCCGAGACCTCGATGCTCGCCTTCACCAAACTGATGATGCCCTCGCCGCGCTACCCGGACGACCCGGATTTCAGCCGGTACGAGGTCCAGCGGTTCCATGAAGTCATGTGTGCCGCCTTGGAAGAGCTCGAAGCGGGCCGGATCAGACGTTTGATCATCAATTTGCCCCCAAGACACGGCAAAACCCAGCTCGCCAGCAAGATGTTCACCGCCTGGTTTTCGGGCAAAAACCCTGATAAATCGGTCATTTTCGGCACCTACAACGAGAAATTTAGCCAGGACATCGGTCGCGCGGTGCGCGACATCATGTTGATGCCGCCTTACGCCCAAGTCTTCCCCGGGACCACCTTAAAGACCGACAGTAAAGCCTCGGATCGTCTTGAGACCACCGAGGGCGGTATTTTGGCCTTTGTCGGCCGCGGCGGGACCACCACCGGCCGCGGCGGCGACCTCCTGGTGATCGACGA